GACGGAATAAAGGAAGTCCATAAACTCGCGACTATGGAGTTCGGCGACAGCGCCGCCCTCGCCAAAGTCAAACTCGATGCTGCACTCGCGCTTAGCGCCGGTGCTAGATCGCAAACCGGTAACAGCGAGACTGAGACGGCCCTCGCTGAATTGAATGCTCTTTATCATGCCAATGCTCCTCGCATTAAAGAAATCAGACAGACGGTGATAACGATGAGAGATGATCGGGAAGCGACTCCACTAACAATCGAACATCGGACAAATCCTTAAGCGCGGCTTCCCGGTCCTTCTGCAACTTGCGCCAGTTGGGCGTTTCAGTCGGGAAGTGGTTTAAGCGTTTCAGACTGATGTAACCGAACCGCGCTAACTGCCATACCGCCGACTTGTACCCGGCCTTCGTTATCTCGCGGCGCGGCACGGCCCCGCCTTCCAACCAGTCGTAAGCCGGGATCAACCCGGCGCGGTCTGGTTTCAAGCGCTTCTCGATATACCAATACTCGACCGGCTTCAGGACGTGCATCATTGCCCCGACTTGTGCCGCTGGCCAACCGCTCGCTTGTGACAACTCCTCGAGCGACATGTTTCGCCCGCCGCAGTGGAACCAGATATCTTGCAAGAAGTTGACCGGCGGGTTCCGCAAGTCCACCTCTTCGTCATAAGCGGTCCAGCTAACCGGATTCGGAATCACGCCGTACACAACGTTATCGACGTTGACCGCCGCGAGGCGTTGCATCGTGTACGGGCACTCGACCATTACCGTCACGTCCTGGCCACCTGGCGCGAAGTGCGTATCCATCACGAAGAGCACGCCGCCGCGCTTCTTCCACTCGCGGATCTGTTGCTCGGATTGCGGAAACGCGCTACTGCTCAGAAATGCCGGCAGATCCGCCACGGTGCGCGAATCGAAGATAACCGGCTTGTGAAGCCACATGGCGCGGTTCAGCACCACGTGGGTGAAGTCGGCAAGCGCGCGGCGCGTAGACGCCGCCACGTCGGTTGTTGAGTACAGTTTCATACCGGCACGATGTAGTTTCGATAATCCGCGTCAAGATCACGCTGATCCTGAAGGCGGCGTTCGGCGTTCACGGTGCGCAGATCCTGAACTGCTTCGGCGGTATCCTTTTCATGCTGCATGGCGTCAAGCGATGCGCGCTGATACCACTTCTCGATTTCATCCTTAGCGGCTCGCCCGTGGGCTTCCCGGTGTTTGTGAATGATGCTCATAAATCGTACTCCTTGACTTCCGGCAGACCAAGCGCGCGGCGCGCTGCCTGGCGCACTTCGAACGTCACCGCGTGGCCGAAGTCCTCAGTGTTCAACAGGCGCTTGGCGAACGCGGTTAGCGTGCGGATCGTTTCTACGTCGGTGCGCATCGGTACGGCGTCAGGGTTAGGGATCTTCGGATCTCTGTAAAACGCTTGTGTTTTCGCGGCGGCTTCTTTCATCCGCACATCAGCGTTCGGTTGTTGCTCGGAATGCGGATAGTGAATGTGCTTTTCGAGTTGGCGGATTCTTTCTTCTTGCTGGTTAATGCGCCCGTCCAACAGACGCGTAACGGTATCCCACATTACTTTCTCCTTTATTTACGACGCTTCATTGCTTGCATAAGAATGTCCTGTACCGACCGCTTGCTCTCAAGCCGTTCCAGAACGTCGAAATCCACCGTGTCATTCGCCAAGATGTAGTGAATAAACACCGGCCTGTCGTGACCGGCTTGCATCTGGCGCGTAGGCCCTAACCGCTCAATGATTTGCTGGTGCTCTTCCAGATTCCAGTTCACCGAAAAGAAAACAATGATATTCCCGCCATCCTGCAAGTTAAGGCCATGCCCAGCGCTAGCAGGATGAGCAAAGAGAACCGGAATAGATCCTTTGTTCCATAATCTAATAGTTTCTGGATTGGCATCAAGCACAACGCCGCGAGGAAAAGCGGACTTAAGACGAGCAAGATCATGCTTAAAATGATAAGCGACCAGTACGGGATTCCCGCCTGCCTCTTCGATGATATCGTCCAAAGCTTGAATCTTCGCATCGTGAACCTCTGTCCAGTTTTTCGATTCATCGGTATAGATCGCGCCGTTTGCCAGTTGCAGGCACTTCTGCGTTTTGCTCGCCGCGTTCAGCGCTTCCACTTCGGTCGGTCCGAGATGCCCTTCCAATTCCAGGAACATTTTCTTTTCCATGTCCCGGTACTGCTGGCGCGCTTTGTGCGGCATCTCGACCGTGATTTTGTTCACGATCGGCTCTGAGAGATTGAAGTAGTCCTTCGCATCCAAGCTCAAACAAACATCGGATATAAGCGCTTGGATCTCCTTCTGCGAACTCTCTAGCGGCTCCAAGCCAAACCCGTCGTAGCTCTTGCGAAACCACCTCTGTGAGAACGCAGAGAAACTCTTGCCAAGCCTCTGGCCGCCATCTACAAACCACATCGGCCCCCACAAATCCTTCAACCCATTCGGGGCAGGAGTACCCGTCAATCCGATCCATCGCTCTACCTTTTTGTGTGCGACCTCCGCGAGCGACTTGGCGCGCTTCGTGCCTTGGCGCGTGCGGAAGCCCTTAAGTTTCGTTACTTCGTCTGCAACGATTGTCTTAAAAGGCCACGGGCGCGGGTTGTACTTAAACCAGTCGATCAGCCAAGGTAGATTTTCGTAGTTGATCGTGAAGATGGCGGAATCCTCGCGAAGCGCCAAAGCCCGTTGCTCCGCCGTACCGACGACTGCCGTGACGGGCAAATCAAGATTCCATTTCTTGACCTCATCGGGCCACGTGCTTTGCGCAACGCGCAGAGGCGCAAGGACCAGCGTCGGGCCTTCCTCGACAAGCGCTGTAGCTTCGATAGCCTTGAGGGTTGAGATTGTTTTACCAAGACCCATTGGTACGAAGGCATTGCAGCGTTCCTTATCGAGAATGTGATCAATGATCAGCTTTTGGTAAGGGCGAAGCTGCATTACCGATTCGCCCCATACACGAAGCCCATTACCGCGCCCATGAGCGCGACCCAGACAATCAGAATTGCGATTAGCATTTTATGGCTCCGATAAAGTAATCGACGCCTTCCTTGCTGTCGATCACGAATACATTACAACCGGCGGCGAAGAGCTTCTCGTGCTCGCGCGCTTGGTCGTCTCGAAGAACTTCGCCCGGCGCTTTCAGTTCAACGAAGAACACAGTGCCGAAGTACACGACGATCCGGTCGGGTACGCCCCTGTGGCCGGGGCTTGTGAATTTGCGTTGCAAGCCGCCGGCTTCCTTCACGCGCTTCACGAAGTAGCGCTCGATTTCGCTCTCACGCATCTGGCACGACCGAAGCCGTTACGACGGAAAAGATACAACCAGCTAGGTCCCATACCGCCCAAAATAGGCTATGCGATACGAGGGCAAGCGCGAGCGAAAAAGCATTTACCGCGCAGAGTATCGGCCAAAAGGGTTTCATCCGCGCCACCCGATTAGTAAGCCGTAAATTGCGCCGACGATCAGCACGCCGACAATTGCGCACAGGCGTTCGTGCTTCTTGCAGACGCTGACTTCGTAGCGATGGTAAGGCCCGAACGCTTCGCTGATTGTGCGGGGCGTTGGGCGGTAATGCTTGTTGTCTTTTGAGAACATGTTAGCCTCCTTGCAATTCAGCGATGCGCGCGAGGTATGCCTCCGGCGACTCGATGATGACAATACGCCCTAGAAGCTTCACTTTGCGGGGCGCAATCTCGTTCGGAAGGGTGTAGAATTTTGCAACACTGATCCCGACTGACACGCAAAAGTCTTTGATCGTCCAGCCTGTTTTCTGAATCATTCTTACTTCTCCTTAGTTGTTTGTGGCTCAACTATAGCAGCTGCAAAACAACTGTCAAGGCATATTTGGCCAGTGGCGATTCCCTTTGCTGTTATTCTTTGCGCCTTCTATTACGCGCAGGTTTGCTTCCCAGTGCAATCCACACACGATGGCGGATTGGAGCGGCACTATATGGTCCACATGGTACGGTTCGCCGATAACTTTGGTCAGGAAAGCAGCTTCTAGGTAAAGCTCTTTGATCGCTTTGTGATCCGCCCAAATGGGCGTAGCTTGTAGTTTTGCCGCTCTACGTTTAGCGTTACGTGCGTTATACGCTCCCCTGTTCGCTGCTAGGTATGCCTTGTGGTACGCCTTATCATATGTTTCTTCAGCTGCCTGGGCGACTCTCCTTGCTTTTTCGCGCTCGTAATAAGCTATATTTTCCTTCCGACGAGCTTCGTAGAAGGCTACCGTTTCGTCTATTGTCGGGAACGTTTGCCAGTGATACGGTATCTTCTTAGGCATCACTCTTTTCGGTATCGATAACCCTCGAATCCGGCAGCGGCAAGCGGCAAGCCCGGTGCCCAATCGTGCGGCGCGGCCATGAAGTACGAAAGTGTCTTCGCGTCGCGCAACTCGTTGTCAGGCGTATAGGTGATCAGTTCATCGTGCACGCGCATGCGGATGCTGTAGCCCTGCTGCACGATTCGCGGCATGTGGTAGAACATCACGTCGCGTGAGATGGCTTGGCACAAATTTTCCAGAATTTTCCCACCATACGTGGTCAGGCGTTGCCACTTGCGCGAATACTGATTCATGCCCATATACGAAATTTGATCCCCGGCACGCGGCGCGGCGTAGGATAAATCGCGGCCGGACGGCAGCTTCACGCGCAACCAGTTCCCTTCTCGCCGGAACACGATCATGTTCACGCGGAAATCGGTATGCGGCTCATTGATCGCGGCTCGCGCGGCGGCGTCTAACTTCTCCCAAATACCGCTGATGTTCGAGTTCGCCGCGCGCCACAAGCGTTTGATCGAATCGCAAACGCAAAACGTGTCGTGCTCTAGCCCGTAGGTGGAACGCTTCGTGTCAACCGACCAGTTCCAGAAGTTATCCGCTTCTGCCCATACGTGGTCGGGAATCGCGCCGCGCCCGGTTCGTGCCAGGTCGTCCAGGTCGATGCCGTAGGTCGCCGCACCCGTCAGGAAGGCCCCCACGCCGCCGCCATACGCCAACATGAGTTCTTCTACCTTCCCGATCTGGCGGAGCTTCTTAGTGACGCTGGCGAGCGGCACGTTGAACGATTCGCTGTACGCCTTCACGTAAAGGTCCGGCCCGGTCCCGGCGTCGTAATCCCGGAACGCTTGAAGCTTCCAGTCTTCGCCGGCAATCCACGCCGCAACGCGGCCTTCGATGTTCGCCAAGTCCGCAACCACGATTTTCTGACCGGGCGGCGCGATGATAACGCCGCGCATCGTGTTCGCACACAGTTCCATCACGTTGTCGGTGACCAGATCCGCGCACCCGGCTTTGATAGCCTCGATGCCGGTGTCAATCTCTTCGTTGCTCAGCGTCGGGCGAAGCATGTTGCCCATTTGCACCAGGCGGTGCGCATCGCGCCCAGTGCGCCCCGCTCCGTTGAACTGGATTCCGCCCTTTAGAAACCCATCACTGCTAGTACACCGAATAATCCGCTTGAACTTTGATACTGAGCTTGTGGATGCCATAAGCCTAAGGCCGATGAGTTCCCGTACAGCGTCGGGTAGGCTTGCATCTGCGAGGCGGCGTTCAAGGGTATCTGCCCGCATGTCGGGCAACGACACGCCATGTTCTGCAAGGATGAACTTAAGGAGCGCGTCTCTTTGAGTGGCTGAAGATACCACTCCGTCCGTTGCGTCGTGAGTTCTTCCCGCGAGCGAAGTTTGCTCTGTGTCAACCGCTTCAATTGCAGTCTTTGCGAGTTCAAGATCGACATACACGCCCTCGTTATTGATTCGTTGATCGAGTTGCCAAAGTTCCATTTCCTTGGCGTTGTTCGGGTAATTCCACTTCGGCATTTTCTGGTGCAGGATGCGCATCGAGGTAATGTCCGACTTCGCGTATTCAATGAACTGCGCCCACTCTTCCGGGTGCGTCTCGCGAGTCTTGCGCCGCAACTTGCTATTCGCGGGTTGCGGCATGCAGAACATGCGAATCAGCTTGCGGCCTTCCTTGCTCTTTGCGACATCGACACCTAGATTGAAGATCTCGCAAAGCGTGCCGAGCGATCCGGGTAGGCCATGGCTGAAGGCCTGAACCATCGTGTCGCGATGCTTCTCTTCGTGAAAGCGTAGGTGAAGATCCGGAGTCGCATGCTTTGTGATTACCCGATCAAACATCCCTGAATTGTGGCCCCAAAATTCATCGGCGTCGTCTATCGCTTTGCTTAACTCCGAGGGCATACCCTTACCGAGAGTGTAGTCCCAGCACTGAACCGGGCCGTCGTCTACCGCCCACGCGAACAGCAACACCTCCGCCTTCTCTGCGTACCGGTGCGCGCCGTCGTTGATTGGGGTTTCGCTCCACGTCTCAAGATCCCAAAAAAGCTTCACGGAAGCACCTCATATTCCGCTTCGAGCCAAACGTCATCCTTTTTGGTTTTATAGCGGCGCACATACCAGACTTCGAATTGCGTACCTAACAATGCGCCGCATTCCAGAAGCCACTTCGCCGCCTTCGCGAACGAAGAGAACTCAACTAGTGGCGCGGCTATGGCGCCGCCTTTCTCGATGACAACGATCATAAGCAAACCCCGCCTTCGCGGGGCCCTCGTAGTTAGGCCAACTCGTCTTCAGCTTCGATGGCATCAAAGCCATCATCGGAAGGCCGTGACGCGCCGCCGAAGCTGTCGCCCGGAGCGTCGAACTGAACACCCAGGAGGCCGCAGCGCATGCCGCTATACGTGCCACTCTGCGCCCACATTTCGACCTTGGCGTTGACGTAGCACCCGGCGTAGATGATGCCTTCGTTGCCAGTCAAGCGCTGTGCCTTGCCCGTGGCCGGGTCCTTGACGTTGTGCAGGAACAGCGGTGCGCCGTCTTTCTGTTTGCGAATCGCAGATAGCGCGTACATATTCTCGAAGCCGTCGTAAATCTCGCCCGACTTGTCTTTCTTGTTCTTGATGTACGAAAACTTGTTTTTGTTCGTACGCATGTCTTCAAGGAAGGCTTCGGCCTTCTTGCCCCACGCGCCGGTTGCCTCGATCTGGATGGCTTGCTGAATGTTCTTGTCGCTGTTGCTACCCGGCTCGACAATCAGCGTGCACGAGTGCCGGAAGTCGCCCTGGCCTTCGTACTGCGACGGCGTGAACAAGTCATCGATAAACGCGATACGGACATGCTTCAATTGAACGATGGTTCCCATGATTTTTCCTTAACAGAGTGAGTCGATATCTTCAGAGTCGTCAACGGTTTCAAATCCGTCTTCAACCGGTTTTATTTCAATAGCCGGACGTTTGTCCGAATCGAGTACAACGTGCGGCTTGCCTTCCGGCTGAACGATCAGTGCTTCGATCTTCTTGAGCCGGCGCGGTTGGTCTTTCAGCGCTTCGAGAATCGGCTTAGGTCCGAGTAACTTGAACGAGTACATTTGTTCAAGCTTCAAGCGGAAGCCTTTCATCATCTCTTCAGCTTGGTCATCGTTCGACCATGCCCGGTTACCGCGCTTGCCCGCGACGACCTTCACACCTGGCACTTTGCGACCTGCGAACATCTCTAGCTCGATGCGTGCACGCACAGCTTTGATCCAGTCTTCGATCAACTCTAGGCTTGGAAAGATACTACCGAGCCTGTCAACAGTCATGATCTCGACAGCAGGTATGTGATCGTTATCAGCAATCGTTTCGAAGTCCACGCCGATGGTCTCTTCAACCTTCGCGAGCAGCGCAGGGCAAACCGCTTTTGCCTTGCACCACATGCAAGTCTTCTCGGAAGGTGCGAAGTCTTCTTCCTTCAGCGCACGCTCGCCAACCATCTTGTGAATCAGGATAGCCTTCTCAAACTGCGGGCGTGCTTCCGCTACAAAGTGCTCCAGATAGTTGACAGTAAGTCGCCATTCGTTACCGGCCCGCAGAGGCTGTTCGATGACGAGACTGATTTCTGTGAAGTCCTCAACCAAGCCGAACTTCTGCAACGACCCGTGGCCGTACATCATGAGTTGCGGATTGTTCTCCGCTTCCACCTCCTGATATCCGAACTTCGCATCGATCACGTCCATCGTCGCGTGACCGTCAGGCCACGAAATGATGAGTACGATATCGGCGCGGCCTGTAGCGTCTTGCTCGCCGGTGATCTGGCTAACAGGCACGTCCTGTTCAATCTCGATAGCGACAGTACAGCCTTGAGCTTCGTAGTTCGCGATACGGTCGCGCACGTTCTGAACGACGGTTTGCACATCAGCGGCGAACGACTTATCAACCGTATGCCCTTTCTTCAGCACGTGGCCGAGATACGTTTCGGCATTCGCGTTGAAGCCCATGCACATGCTCAACAATTCGTGCTTGTCGTTTCCCAAGTCGGCGGCTTTCGAACCGCTATCCGGTTGGCCCTTCTCCATTGCCAGGGCGTTCGCGCAGTTCAGCACGCGATGCGCCGATGACGGACTCGCTAACGCGTGGTATTCACCCATGGCTTTCTTCCGGATTGACCTCGCCGGCCAATACCTTTGTCAGGTAAGCCACGACTTCCGGGTAGGTCGATTCGGTCAACTGCTTACCGTTCGCGACGCCGAACCGTTGGAGCGCGCAAACCGCTTTCTCTTTGGACTCCTTGCTAATCGCGATGATCAGCTTCTTTACGTCGTCATAAGTCACCGCGACGGATTCGTTCTCTGAATCGACGGTAGTACTCGAAGTGCTCGGTGACGTCGTCACCGTAGCATCTTTCGCAGGCTTCTCCGGTGACGTTGGGGCAGCAACCGCAATTGGCTTTTTTACTTCTGCTTTCTCCTTGGCAGGATCAGCGGGCGCAACGGGGACCGGTGCGGCGTAAGCCTGATTCACAGCGTACGTAAGCGCAAGAACTGCTTTCGTCAGTTCTTGGATATCTGTTTCTAAAGACATGTAATCTCCTTCAAAGGGTTGGTTACTGCAAACGAGAATTTAGGCGCGCAAAACCGCGATGTCAAGTCTTTTTCGCACTTGCGTAACATTGCGCATCTGCTATAGTTCGGTCAAGGAGAACTATCGAATGACAATTGCGAAATACAAAGACTGGATGGCGAAGTCCGCTATCGATGAAAAGCGAGAACTTGCGATCAAGGCGCGCACGTCGCTGTCTCTGCTCTACCAGTTAGGGTACGAGACGCGGACCGCGAGTCCCGAACTGGCAGCGCGCTTGGCGCGGGGCATCGCCTCAATCAACAAGCGCAAGCGCCACGTTCCGCTACCGGAAGTCGCGCAAGGCGATTTATCGCCTGTATGTGCTAAATGCCGTTTCTACAAGGAGTGTGAATGACTAACAAACCTGATAGCGCCAAGGTGGTAGGCGAGCCTGTAGCGTGGATGAACCCGAACGAGTCGTTTAGTCGCGACGCGTTCTTGTGGGCGCGTGACGAAGATTGCAGCCCCGAATACAACGTTCCCGTCTACGCCACGCCAGCGGAGCCAGCCGGGGATGCGCGCAATGAGATCATCGAGCAGTGTGCGCGGGTTGCCGACGAGATGGCGCTTTACACAGGCTACGACGTGGCGCAACGGCTCCGCGCTCTGGCGCAAAAGTGATACACTAACCCCGATCTCCTTCGGTTGTTCTTAGCCCGCCTCGCGCGGGCTTTTTCTTGCGCGCTGTGTTTCAAAAGCGTATCCTTCTCGGACACCGTTAGACAACCGAGGAGATTACCCGTGCTTATCCCTATCGCCGATGTTCTGGCGCTTATTCCCGTCGCTCGCTCCACCCTCTACCTCCGCATGGCCGAACCTGATTTCCCGAAACCTGTCCGCGTAGGCGGTCGCGTGTTCTGGAAGCAGGAAGACATTCTTGCTTACATCGATTTCAAGAAAGATTCTGCGGAGGCGTGATGGTCGCTGTGCTTTTTGCTAGAAAGGATAGCGTCTATAAGACATTTCCTGACTGCGATGTTTTCGACGTTGATCGTAACGCTTTGAACTATTCAGGCGGGCGTCCTATAGTCGCGCACCCCCCTTGCCGTGCTTGGGGTCAACTGGCTCACATGGCTAACCCGCGACCCGGTGAGCGTGAGCTAGCTTTGTGGGCGGTTGACATGGTTCGGCTATACGGTGGTGTCCTTGAGCATCCACGTGCATCTCGCTTGTGGAAAGAGAAGCCCTTGCCCAAGGTCGGCGACATAGATGCGTGGGGTGGCTTCACGCTTAAAGTGAATCAATTCGATTGGGGCCACAAAGCCGAGAAAGCAACTAACCTTTACATTTGCGGTTGCGTTCCGAACGACGTTCCGGAATTGCCGCAGCGTACAGGCCGCCCAACTCATGTTATTGCCAGCTCGTCAGCTCGTCAGCATCGGGGGCACCCTTGTTTTCGTCCGGAAGTTACACGAAGAGAGCGGGAAGCGACGCCTCCGGCGTTCGCTGAATGGCTAGTTGAGCTGGCCGGTCTGTGCCGGGCACCTATCGAGGACCTCTGCTAATGCAATACCTCAAACAGTACGGAGAGCGGCTTGTTGCGCTCGGTTACCGCATTGTGCCCTTGCCGCCTGGGTCCAAGGGGCCGAAGCGCAAAGGGTGGCCTCAGTTCGACCCGGACGCCGCCCAGGTGCGCCAGTGGTACATGAACGGCTCCGCCAATGACGGCATCGGTATCCTGGCTCGCTACACGCCTGCAATCGACGTCGATATCTTGGATCCGCAAGCCGCACAAGAGATGTCGGACCTGGTCGACGGCATATTCCCCGGCCAAGCGCTGATGACGCGCACAGGGCGCGCGCCGAAGTTCCTGATCCCTTTCAGGTCGGACGATCCTTTCAAGAAACTTTCTTCCGGCGTTTATACGGATGGAACAAATGACCACAAAGTTGAAATCCTTGGAGACGGACAGCAATGGGTTGCTTACCACGTCCACCCTGAGACTGGGTTGCCTTACGAATGGTGGGATGGATTGGGAGACGTTGGGATCCTGGGTTCGGCTCAGTCAGAGCTCCCTACACTTTCCCGATCAGACGCTCAACGCGTTATTGACGCATTCGAGGTACTTGCGGCGAGAATGGTTGACTCGGGGCTTTGGTCTCGAAAGTCTGCGCCGGCAGAACGAAATGCTCCTGCAAGTTCAGGAGATGACCCGTTCGGCGGTCAACCTGTAGGTAAATCCTACCGAGAAGTAGAAGCGCTACTTGCGCGGTTGCCAAACGATGACGCTGATTACGATTCGGTTTGGTTCCCTACGCTCGCCGCAGTTCACCACGAGCTTGGCGCGGAAGGTGAAGACCTGGCGCGCGTTTGGTCCGCGAAAGCCGGCAAGCACACCGACGAGCGATTCGACCAGACATGGAACTCACTCGGACGCTATGAGGGTCCCAAGCGTACGCTACGCTCGATCATGAAGCAGGTCGCGGAAAAGAAACTTCCGCCACTTGAAAGGAAATCGGCGGGACTTGTGCCTGCCGCGCAATTCGCTTCGGAGCAACAAGTTGAGTGGCATATCAAACACGTGATCCCGAAGCGCGGCTTGATTGTCGTGTATGGCGCACCGGGTTCCTCGAAGTCGTTCTTCGTGCTGGACTTGGTTGCGCACGTCGCGCGCGGCCTGCCGTGGCGCGGCCACAAGGTGCGACAAGCAAACGTAGCTTACGTAGTGGCCGAAGGCGTAGCGGGCTTCGGAAACCGGTTGGCGGCGTACGCTGAAGGGCACGACGTGCCGCTTACAGACGTGCCGTTGTTCATCCGGGGCGGTTCGATGCTGCTTGCGGATCAGGTTACGGATTTGTGCGAACAGATAGAGCAAGCCGGAAACATCGGAATCGTGGTCATCGATACGCTCGCCGCCGTTACCCCAGGGGCTAATGAGAACACCTCTGAAGACATGGGGAAAGCAATCGAGTACGCGAACTACATTACCGAAGTCACCGGCGCGTCTGTCATTCTCATCCACCACGCGAACAAGCAAGGCGAAATGCGCGGCTGGTCCGGCCTGCTTGCAGCGGCAGACAACACTATCCGCGTTGAGAGGAACGAGGATATCCGCACCGCGCACATTGAGAAGCAAAAAGACGGCAAGGATTCGGGGGAGTACGGTTACCGTTTGCGCGTCGTGGATCTCGGCATTGATGTAGATGGCGACCCTATCACTTCCTGCGTCGTGGAAGAGTGTGCCGAAACTGCGCCCAATACGTCGGGGCAGCGCGGCAAGAAAGAGCGCAAAGCACGGTCCGGTGACTTCGAAACGTCAGAGAACTACGCCAAAGCGCGAGACTATTTGCGAATCATTCGCGAAGAGCTTGGGCTCACACTAGACGCAAATATCGAAGAATCGGACGTTATTGCGGCGATTCAGAAGGATCCGACAGCCAACCCGTTAGGCGAACCTGACCGCCCACCCAGGCGTTACATAATTCCGACGTTGCGGACCCTAGCCGAAAAAGGCAAGATACGTAAAGAAGGCCGCTGGATAAGGCTTTGCGAGTAACTAGACGGACCCTACGGACCCTACGGACCCTAGATTTTTGTAGCGTACGACTTTTTGCGGACCCTACGGATGCTAGCGCTACCTCCTTTAGGTAGCTAGCTAGCGTCCGTCAAAACTTACAGGAGCGTAATTATGTTTTTGAAACTGCACAGTTTCGGCGAAGAAATAATCGTCAACATGAGCAAGGTTTATGACTTTCATGAAGCTGAGAATGGTTCGCGTTTGCACTTTGATACTACGGTTGCGCCCTACGGGACCTACGGCGCATACGACACCAAAAAGGGTCGCGCATTTCGCCATTGGTCGAAACTGGTCGATGAGTTGCCGGACGAAATTCTCAAGTTACTGGCGGAGGCGAAGTGAAACGCGATTCGGTTTTGTGTGTAGCGTGCAGCAAGCCGTTTGACGTGGGTTTGCTTGAGCTAGTACGCTGGTCGGGGCCGCTGTGGTGCCAGTCATGCATTGCGAAGGCCGATACGGAGCTAAATCAGGCCGCACAGCGGGCTGCGAATGTCGGGGAGGTACTAGGAGAACGGTAGGAAGAGAAACGGCCCTTAGCGGGCCGTTTTCGTTTGTTTAGACTTTCTCGACGGTGTAGTAGTGGTCAGCGTCGGTACTGCGTGCTCCTTTGTTCGCTAGCACCGCGACTTCCAGTGCTTTGCGTTCTGTGTCGTACGTGAGAGTTTCTGTACGCTTGCCGGTGTTGAAGTCTACGAGAACGATTTTGAACATTTTGTTTCTCCGGTTCGGTTGTTTGCTTCAGTGATTCCACTATAGCAGTTGCAAAACGAAGATACAAGATGAATCTGCAAAATTTTGCAGATTCGTTCAGGTCATTGCAGGACGCAGTAACCGAGGATCAGACCGGGGTTCGCGAGGAGAAGCGCGTCGCGGTCATCGAAGTTGCCGACTACGGCCAAGTGATTGGCCATGGCTTCTAGGTTAGGCGGGCCGTCTGAGCGGATGTAGCCGACCGGCACGTCGCCAGGCGTGAGGATGACGTAGGTGATCATTTCTTCTCCGTAACGATAACGCCAGTGGGGAAAGGCAGAAGCTTCGCAACGTGCTCCAAAAGCTCTTCGTGAGCGCGTCTCAGGTAGTCCATCTCGTGAGTCTGTATTTCGCACATCCGCCGGTACTCTTCGCGCTGCCCATCCGCTTTACCAGCGTTGTAGGCATTGCGCATGTCTTCGTCGGTATAGGCGCTCATTGCAGTGTGATCCGAGAGTAGTCAACGGTGCGACGGATTGTCCAGTGCCGCTGCGTTTCAGGCAAGTGCATGTCGCCGCACGCGACTTCGATGTAGGCGTTTGCGAGAGGCGTGATGACGGTATGCACGAGAGTGCAGCGCTTTGCGCGCTCCGCGAGAAGCAGTTCGGATTCAGACATTTCGATCCCCGGTTGTGAGATTTCACTATAGCAGTTGCGAAACGGATTGCTAGATTTAAAAGTTATATAGAACGCGCGCGTGTACGCGAATCGCCTTTTGGTTTTACGTTAAACCAATTGGGTTTAGTGGCAAACCGAGCACCGATGCGCGCCTCGAAAACATCGATTGCGAACCGCAAACTGTCGGCAAACTGAAAGCCAAACCGTAATGATAACGTCAGCTTGCGAACAGTATTGAGCGCGCATAATTTGCGTGTTCGACTCACTACTAGGCTAAGAGCCTTAATGGATAAGGGTTTGAGGGTTATCCGGGTACTTTACATAATAGAGATTAGCGAACTAATTGCGCGGTCAACGATTGGTATCGCGAATGATTCTCAACTCTGGGGCCGCCCCGCCCCGCCGGACGGCGGTACTAAATTTTGCACCCCTCCTTCCCGATTCGCGAATCGAAAAAACATGCATGGTGTAACATGCAGAAAATTGCAAATCCCAAACGGAGCGCCAAGCCATGGCCAGCAACGGTTACGTAAAGAACATCGACAACAGCCCGATTGCGATGCCTGCGCCCCTGGCAGCGACTTTGAACCGGATTGGCGGTCACACGCGAGTCGCGCTGTACGGGCACCACCCAAGCCCGGTTACCGCTGGTGCGGACGTGTGGGAAGGGGGAGGCTCTTACCCGTTCCAGGCAGCGGCAACGAAGCTGGAAATTCTTTCAGCTTCGGCATTGGACACGGCGGCAGGCACTGGCGCGAGAACGTTCACCTTGACCGGACTCGATACGAACTACAACCCGATCAGCGAAGTGCTCACGATGAACGGCGTCACGCCCGTGCAAAGCGTGAATAGCTACCTGCGCGTGAACGGTTTGATCATGGCGAGCGGCGGTAGCGGCCAGGTGAATGCGGGGGATGTGACTTTGCGCGTAACCGGCGTGGGCGCGACCCAGGCGATTGCACGAGCGGGGTATGGCTACGCCAAGCAGGCGATCTATACGGTACCGGCGGGCTTCACGTTGCTGGTGACCGACTTGTTGTTTGAGTGCGGCGGCACGGGCACGGCGAGCGTGATTCAGTTCAGCTTTACGCGCGTCAATGCGGTGCTAGGCACGACTCAGACAACGAACGAGTACCTGGCGGGGCCTTTGTTCCCGGTGCAACGTAGCGTGATCGTGGGGGCGCTGGTCCCGCAGATGACGACGCTCACAACTCGCGTGAAGGCGGTCACTGGAACTGAAGACGGGTTTGCAGCGTTCGAAGGCCTCTTGATTGACAATACGCAGTTGATCTGATGGTAAGTCTGACCAGTGCAGCGAATCTGCGCATCATTTCGGAAGACCGGGCGCTGGCTTCAGCGATGGTCTTCCCGCATCGGCATCCCCAGGCGAGCCCGCCGGCGCACGTGGAAGTGATGGACCTGTGGCGTAGCCAAGACGAGTTCGTTCTGATCGAGATGTTCCGCGAAGGCGGGAAATCTACTCTCTCCGAAGAATTCCTACTCTTGGAAGCCTGCTTCCAGAACTTCGGCTACTGCATCATTCTGGGCGAGACGTACACGAAAGCCTGCCAGCGCTTGGAAGCGATCAAGTTCGAAGCGTTGAAGAACATGAAGTTGCTCGCGCTGTTCGGCAAGTTGCGCGTCGCGGGCAACGTGTGGAACGAGAACCAGATCGAACTCGCCAACGGCGTGATGATCGAGGCGCACGGGTGGGAGGAGGAAATCCGGGGGTTCAAGTGGCACGACTTGCGCCCGGACCGATGCTACCTCGATGACGTGGAGAACAAGGAGCGCGTGAAGAGCAAGGAGGCGGTTGACGCTTCGATGCGCAAGATATACCTTGAACTCATGCCCGCGATGGACAAGGAGAAAGGGAAGATCCGCGTAACGGGAACGCCCCTGGCCGAAGACTGCATGATCGTGCGCATGCGCGAAAACCCGGATTGGACCTCGCGCAAGTACCCGATCTGTAACGGTGACATAGACGACCCGCAGACGAAGGCGACCTGGCCGGAACGCTACCCGATGGACTGGATTCGCAAGAAGCGCGACCAAGCGGAGCGCGCCGGCCAGTTGCGCGGCTTCCTGCAAGAGTACATGCTGATGGCGATCGGCAGCACCGACAAGCCATTCGAAGCGGAGCACATTCATGAGACAGCAATCGACCCGGCTCCGTGGCTTCCGAAGACTCTCATTGTGGATCCTGCTCGGACTGCTAACGTCGGGTCTTCTGACCGCACTGGACGTGTGGTTGTTTCCCGCCTCGGTACTAAGATCCTCGTGCACGCCAGCTCCGGCGAGTACTGGAAGCCAGACCAGATCATCTCGGATGCTTTTGATACCTCCGGGCGATTCGACGGCGCAACGGTGGCGATTGAGAAGAACAGCCTAGACGAGTGGTTGCTCCAACCGATGCGCGCGGAGATGTTGCGGCGCGGGGAAAGCTTGCCGCTGAAAGCGATCCAGGCACCGCAAGACCGCTCGAAAGAGCAGTTCATCATGGGCCTGCAACCGTTTTTTGAAGCAGGTGACATTGTGCTTGTCGGCGGGCGCGGTGCGCATGCGCAACTCGTCGCGGAGATTTTGAACTTCCCAAGCGGAAAGAGGGATATCTTGAACGCCTTAGCCTATGCGCAACGTGTATTTTCCGGAACGGTGATTTATGAAGACTTCGGCGAGAAAAACCTCACCAGCGAATATGAACCGACAGCGCGTGATGCTCTGGCTATTTGCTTTAACGCGTCTGGCAATGAGACCACAGCGGTACTTGTTTCTGTTGAAGGTGAACGCCTGGTTGCCGTTGCCGATTGGATATCACCTGTATCTCCAGCGCAGGCTGTCCCGGATGTTATGCAACTGGTACGAGCAGCGTTTCCACGAGCGCGGGTAACCTCCTGGCTCCCCGCCGACGTGATGGACCAGCAAGACCGCTTGCCGCTCATGGCGGCGTTGCGTGCCGCCGGCCTGCAACCAATGCGCGGGGCCTACGCCTCGATGGCGCGCGGTACGCTCTCGCCGCTGATCCGTACCGAAATGAAGAACCGCCGGCTCTTCCTGGTTGACAGCAACGCCCGCCACACGATGAACGCTATGGCCGGCGGGTACAACTATCCCGTCATGAAGAACGGGCAGCAG